GACCTGGGAGATCCCATTACTGTGGTAGGCCCCGCCGGTGACGGTTTCGCGGAAATTCAGACCGAAGTTGTTCCGCAGGATATGGACATTGAGGACGGTTTCCGGTTTTTAGGTGCAACGATTGTAAGTGATAACACGGAAGAAGCCTTCTGTGTATTTATCGTGGGAGATAGGCGTTACAATCCGTAAACAACGGGCGGGGAAACCCGCCCTATCTGATTAAAGGAGTTGATTATTATGGCTTTGTGGCCTGCGCCATGGAGAGCTAATTTACCTTGGGGACAAACCCCGCGGGATCAAGTTGAACAACTGCATGATGTAATGGTTCCCGGTATTGATTCCCTTGTTCAAGAGATTGAGAAGAAGGTCGGCAGGATAGCGGTGCATGAGGAAACCGACTGCTCTGCTTGGACAACCGCCGCTAGTGCGATTGATTTATTTGGGGTTACCGGTGACGTTTTGGTCAGAGTGTTTGCTACGGTGCAAACCGGCCTTACCAGCACTAGCAACGACGGAACTATCGCGGTCGGAGTAGAAGGCAATGTCGGAGTGCTGTTACCAGCTACAACCGTAGCGGGGGTAGCGACGCGCCTTGATGCTGGTGATGTCTGGACGGATGCTGATGCAAATGAAAAGGCTATAGCAATACCCGATGACTGGGTGCTGGTAAACGACACTGACATCATCTTGACGGTCGGCACTAACAATATAACCGCAGGAGCTATGACGGTTTACTGTGAATGGATTCCGCTGTCCGATGGCGCAACTGTAGTTTCTGCATAAACGAAGGGGGCCGCTAAAGGCCCCTTTTATCGTTTAATATCCATTATCACGAGTACGAATAGGAGGGATGTTTATGTATATTGCCAGAAGGAAATTCGCTTATAGGGGGAGGACATACGAACCCGGTGACCGGCTGGAGGCAAGCCGTGATGATGCGCTATTAATGCAAAGACAGCGTAAGATCGGATTGCCCCAGGCGGCCGTCAGGAAACCCCCTGAAACGGCTATGAAACCGCCGGCGGAACCCTTGTCTGAATTAACCGTGGCTAAATTACGGGAACGGCTAAAAAAACAGGGGAAACCAACTGGCGGCAAAAAAGCAGAACTAATCGAGAGGTTGAGGGGATGAGCATAGAGCAGTGGGTTGAAAGGGTTAAGTCTGGGGAAGAAGGCAAAAGGGATTCCGGGGTATATTTTAACGTGGAAATATATGATGACTTTGTGGTGAAAAGACTGAAGACAAACGGCCCCCGGAGGCACGATCTTAACAGTGAAGAAGCCTTGCAATTTATAGCCGATGCCCAGACTTACCTTTCAAAACATGTCAAGTCTGTTCTTCCTTGTTGGCGAATAGGTATGGCGTTATATATGCCCCGGTCCCCAGGTGAGCGAGCCGACAGGATAATGGAAACCTGGCCGCACATTAAAAAACTGCGGGATATTGATTTAAAGAAAATAAAGGAACTTGGTTATGAATTAACCGATGCGGGGCGCAAAAATACCTTTTACGATGCGGCGACGAACAGGATTTATTTGATAGACTTCCATTCCATTAAAAGGCGGGTGAAAAAATGATACAGGTTACAACTCCCCCGGCAACGGAGCCGGTAACATTACAGGAGGCAAAAAACCAATTAAGATTATTCCACAACGATGAGGATACCATAATCGGAAGCTATATCAAGGCCGCCCGCCAGTATTGCGAGGAAGTCCAGAACCGGGCTTATATTTCTCAAGACATACTATATACAATAAACCACTGGCCCTCAAGACCCCGGATTCTACTGCCCCGGCCGCCGCTGATCGAGGTGTTCTCAATTTACTATTTCGACCGGGAGAATGTACCAAACCCTGTGGACCCGGCGATTTATGAGGTTGATGCCGACAGTGAGCCAGCCGTTATAATGCTCAATGAAAATGAAACCTGGCCGACGGAACCCTTGAGACCTTATAACGCCATTAAGATCACCTACCGGGCGGGGTATGGTGCTGCGGACGATGTCCCTTTTACCGTTAAACAGGCGATTATGTTTCTGGTTGCTCATTATTACGAGAACCGGGAAGAGGTTGCCGCGAGGGGACACATTCCCCAGATTATGCCGATGGCCGCCAGACATCTGCTTAATATGGACCNGGTANNGTGGACGGAGGACTTTAACAAATGAGNAGCGGNTACAGGCGCAACCTNNTNGAGTTTGAAAANTGGNNNGANGGNTANGATGCTTCNGGNTGGCCCATCAATCAATGGCAAAGCTATGCTCCTGAATTAAAAGCCTGGGGGCGGTTTAAGCCGTTACGGGGTGATGGTTACTGGGCTTCACAGCAGGTCCAGTCGGATGTTATCGGCGAAATAGAAATCCCATTTATCCCGTTAATTGTCAGGGAACTGCACGATGATTTAAGTGTAATCAGAATTAAAATGTGCATGGGTGTTGCGTCTGTTCCTCCCGGCACGGCATTATTCCGCTATTTCAAGATTGAGAGCTTCCATGACCCAGACGAGAGACGGAAGCGGATTATCCTGATGGTTAAGGAGGAAGTGCTGTGATTAGCCGGGTAGAGGTTAAGGGCGTTGACGAGCTGGCAAAGAATATCGAAAACTTAAAGCGCGGCATGTTATCTGAACTGGAGGATTCAGCCGATGCCGGGGCGCAGTTGACCGCTACGATTGTAAGGAGCCGTGCCCCCGGTTCTCTTAGAGAAGGCGTTGCCACTAAAAGACTGCCGAGAAGGGAAGGCTATCCGGCGGTGTCTTTGGTTGGTATAAAATGGTTTGGCTACCAGCAGGCGCATTTGGTAGAGTTTGGGACAGCTGGGCGTTACCACAAGAGTGGTAAGTATGTAGGAGCCATGCCTGCCAATCCGTTCTTCAGGGGTTCGATTGATGCGGCCAGGAGTGCGGTTAAGGGATCGTTTGTTAGTGGTGCAACTAAAGCGATAAAGGGGGCCGGTAAATGAATTTAGAAGCGGCAATCAGGGCATTTTTAATCGCTGGCAATACATCGGCCGGCAACCGTGTTTATGAAATGGTATTGCCGGGAACAGCACAAATGCCCGCCATAACTATTCAGAGAATATCTAACATCGGCCACCCGGATATACACGTTGACTTCCCCCGGATGCAGGTATCGGCCTGGGGGCAGACACCTACTCAAGCGCGGGAACTGGCTGACGAGATAGAAGAACTGCTTTATCGCTATAAGGGGATTCTTAACGGGATCACCATTAAGCAAATATCAAAAATGCCCTCTCCGGGCGTTATACACGACCGGGATGCGGGGTTAATCCATGTTCCGGTAGATTATCAAGTTAAATATGTGAAGGAGTGATTTAAATGCGTCAAACAACTGTGCAGGAAATGAACAGCATACGGTTTGGCTCTGGCCTTTTTGAAGTATCAGATGATGGCATTGTCTGGGTTAATTTGGGAGCGATGCGGAACATCAACTTTGAAGAAAGCTGGGACAAAGTAACCGTAGAATCAGATAACGCGGGGCCGGTGCGAATCGGGATTAGGAACCACCGGGCGGCTCTAGGCGGCGATCTGATGGAGATTAACCTGGCCAACCTACACCTGATCAGGGGCGGGTTGGACAATTATGTGGTAGATGCTGCCGGTGCGCCGGTGGATGCTTTCCAGCGCGTAGCTGCAGGGGATTGGGCCAGTATGCAGTTTATCGAGTATGAGAACCAGAACCATGATTTAAGCGCGATTACATTGGCAGACGTTGCCGGGGGCGATTCTTCGGCAGTAGCGGAAGCGGGAACAGGAGAGACCACTGTAAACATTACAGGACACGGTTTAGCTGCCGGAGACTATATTTATAACGTAACACGTGGCGCAATCGGTGAAGTAGATGCAACGCCGGGCGCGAATACCTTTGACCTTGTTGCACCGATTACCGGCCAGGCCGCCGGTGATGTAATTATGCTCTATGAAACCTATGCAACCGGTATTACAGCGGCTATTGGCCCTGACGGTAAGCGCGGCATCTATCTTGATACAGGTGATGACCCTATACTAAC